CGCTGCAGCATCATTTGGAGAATTGACAATCATAATATCGCGAATACCAGCCATCATCAATGTCGATAGCGGATAATATACCAGCGGCTTATCATAAACTGGAAGCAGCTGCTTTGATGTAACTTCAGTGCATGGATATAATCTTGTTCCCATTCCACCTGATAGAATAATTCCTTTACGCATTATTATACCACTCCAATGTTTTAATCAATCCATCTTGAATTTTAGTTTTTGGTTCCCATCCAAGATCTGCTTGTAGTTTAAATGAATTCATTGAATAACGCAAGTCATGACCTTTACGATCTTCCACAAATTTAATCCAATCTTGATACATGTGCACTGGTTTACCCATGACATCAAGAATAAGCGAAACGAGTTCAACGTTTGTGCACTCAAAGCCACCACCAATATTATAACGAGCACCAGTTTCGGCTTTGTCACCGATTAAAATCAAGGCATCGCAATGATCTTCGACAAATAGCCAATCGCGAACATTTTGCCCAGTACCATAGACTGGAACAGGCTTGTTCTCTTGAATGTGCCGAATAACTGTTGGGATAAACTTTTCGTTGTGTTGACGCGGACCGTAGTTATTCGAACAGTTAGTCACAACTGCATCAATCTTATGTGTGTTCACATAAGCACGAACTAGATGGTCAGATGCTGCCTTTGTCGCTGAATATGGGTTCTGCGGATCATATGGAGTCATCTCAGTAAATCCTGGATCATTCGGACCAAGACTTCCATAAACCTCATCTGTGGAGATATGAATGAGGCGACCACCATACTTGCGAATGCACTTTAGGATTACATGGGTGCCAAGAATATTGGTATCAAGAAACTCATCGTCTCCAGCAATTGAATTATCGACATGCGATTCAGCGGCAAAATGATAAGTCTTAGATGGCTGATACTCTTCATACAACTGCATCATTCGATTGGTGTTGCAGATGTCTATGCGCTGAATACTTACGCGATGGTCTTCATAAAGACCAAGAATATTATTAGTATTTGCTGCGTATGAATAGTTGTCTATAATGACAACATTATCAGCGGGATGCGCTTTTAGGTGGGCGAATACAAAGTTAGAACCAATAAATCCCAAACCACCAGTCACAAATACAGTCATAAAGCCTCATTATTATTTTGTATAAATTAGTTTACCGACTTCCAAATAAAATTTTGCTTCATTTGCAGGAGGAGGTCTCAATTTAGTTCTAATTTGAAAAACTGGATTTTTCGTTTTTGTATCAAAGAAAACTAAATTATTTCCTCTTTCTTCAACCCCAAGTTTTGTTGTTTTCTGAAGAGAATCAAAATACTCAGGAGTTATTTCTTTAACACCACCTGATGTAACATCAACAACATGCGCCAAATCTGAACCAAATATACTTTTTCTCAAGAACATAAAGGCTGTCTTAGAGAAACTTGGATCCTTAGATTTCTTGATCACTTGTTTCTTTAAGTCTCCATACATTGCAGTAATAAGTTGAAACTTAGACTTTTGTTCAGCAGGTCCGTTAAATGGTTTACTCAACCTTATATATTTCTCTTTCGCATCCCACTTTATCTTCATTGCGCTTGCGAAATCTAGCATGCCCCTATAAGGCGAGAGATTTGCTACAGTAACACTTTCAGACTTCAAAGAGAACGGAAGTGCTTCAGATAAAATCTTCTTAGAAGAACCTTTGCGTTGTGCATAAATTTCTAATTTAACGTCACCTTTAACTTCACCACCGCTAGACTCACCCTCAATTCCATCTGCAACTACTGTGAATGTTACGACTTCGCCATAATTGTTATTCAAGAAGTTCATAACAGCAGCATCTACTTTTCTTGCGAATGATGCATTGTTGATAGAGGCGATTAATTGATTGATTTTCTTATCAATTGATCCGACATCTTTTGATGATTTATATAGTACGTTGTATTCTTTATCGAATGCGCCAGACACGGATTCTGGTTTAAGTCGCATCTCAAATGCGACGTTGAAGAAGTCTGGTGGTTTTTTCTTATTTTGTCGTTTTATGTTTTCTGCAATCGTATACTTAAAACGACCAGTGGAAAACATTTTTGTATCAACTTTTGTTCTGATCTTGTTTAGTTGATTCTTTTCTACTTTATTGTATGCCAAATATAATGAAAGAGCAATTGTGAATATGCCCTCAATCACATCTCCTTCATTTAATTTTGCCATTCTTGTAGACCTTTTTTAGAAATCGTTTCCAGACCTTTGGATCGCTCTTTCGGAAATGCATGCGATACATAAAGATGGCTTCAGATTCTCTCCAGCCAATTTTATGAGCCTTTCGTAACTTATTTATATCGAAGTTCTCAGCCTGTGTCTCATATGCATGAGCATCAATCTCGTCTGGATTACCATAATACATGACCTTCAGACGATCTTGTTTTCGTTTCGGAGTGTATTGCTTTGTATAGACATATCCACGCCCACGTTGCTGGTGTTTGTGTCTATACTCGTGATGAATGGCTCGTGTTATCTTAACAGCCAAATGTTCGGCTTCTTTTTCCGTAATCTTGACTTTTTTACTTTTCTTTGGGAAAGATAACGTTATTAGAATATTCTCTGGAATAGTAGACAGAATTCTTGGACAATATTGTCCAGAGACGATTACTGAGTGATGCTCGAAATATTCTTCATCGTATCTATTTGATGTAAAGTAGATTATAGATTTGTGGAATGTTTTGTTTAGTCCACGGATAATAGAAGGTGCAGATTTCTCTCCGACCCAAGATGGGTAGAGTTTATCAATTTTCTTCTGAACCTTCTCTAACTTCATACCTTTAGATTCTTAAACTTGTCTGTGCTACGTCCGCGATCAAAGACAGGTTTTGATTCTGCTTCTTGCATTACAGCGTCTTGTGCCTTCTGTTCAAGGTCATACAGTTTCATTTTTGCGCGATCTACACCAATAGTAAATCTCTTATGGAGGTTAGGATCGTTGTATCGATTCTTCAACTGCTTCACAAGCAACTGATTCAATTGCTGCAGTTCTTCAGTACTAACAAGAGCAAACATAAAGTCAGCAGTAGCAGGGAGACCAAAACTCTCTGAAGTGTCTTCCAGCCCAGGATCAGAGTTACTAAATCCTGAGCGAGTTGTCTGAGTAGCTGAAACAATAGGTACGTTGTTCTCAACCGCGAGTCCACGAAGTTCCTCAGCGATCGCTTTGATATAGGTATACGAGTTGACATTCGCACCTGCCTTGATTCTAGCCGACGCACAAATATTTAGATAGTCAATGAAAATTATATCTGGACGAAAGTTCTTCTTCAGTGCAAGATCGTTAATCAATGCGCGAAAGTGAGCAGGATTCGCAGACGCAGTTGGATATTCCTTGATAATCAACTTGCCTTTAACCTTTTCTTTTAGTTTACCCATGCGCTTCTCATACATGTCTTTCGGCATGTTCATGAGATCATCAAGAGAGACGTTGAGAAGATTCGCGTCAATGCGTTCGGCGATCTTCTCTTCAGCCATTTCTAGAGTAATGTAAAGAACATTGTAGTTTTGAACCAAGCAACTAGCAGCCACATGGCACATGAAAAGAGACTTGCCGACGCCAGTACCTGCAAGAGCAATGTTAAGGGTCTTTTGCGGCAATCCTCCTTTAGTGATCTTGTTGAAATACTCAAGATCGAAGGGGATTCTTTTCTCGATACGATGATAGAAATCATACCGATCAGCGTAATTATCCAAAAAGTCGTGACCAATATGAGGATCGAAACTAACCCCCAGAGCATCAGACAAAAGAGTAGGAATGCTTCCTTTGCCCCTCGCTTGATCTTTGCCATCAAGGATCTGAATACTGTCCATGATAGCATTATAGATTGCCTTTTCTTGGCAAAACTTTTCTGTAGTGTCAAGAAGCCATTCGAGTTTTTGTTCTGATGTGTCATTGGCAACTTCCTTCAGGAGTTCTAATGACTTATTTAACTCAATTTCAGTGAGTTTGGTAGATTCTTTTAGACTAATCTCTAGTGCTGCTGTCGGCGGCAGACTGTTATACTTTAGAATGAACTCCTTTATTTCCTCGAATACTTTTCTTTCGTGACTTTCGGTCAGGTATTCTTTCTTCAAAAAGGGCAGAGTCTTCCTCATGAAAGACTCGTTCCGCATCAGATTCGACAAGATCAGTGTTTCTGTTTTCATTGCCTTCCTTCATCGCATTATCAATTGCACTCAGAAGTATACTACGCATCACGTTAGAAGTAAATCGCTGAAACGATTTGCTCTTGGTATTTGCATTGTTTACATTCGAGATAACATCATAATCAAACGTCATCAAGTTATTATCGCCAACCTTGACATCAGTATACTCTACAATCACACCATCATATTTTCCCAAGAATTTGACAGCAAAACTTCCAGGTGGACCATTGAGGTCCACGAAGAATGTGTATTGTTTGTCAATCTTGAAACGTTTTTTGACATACCAAAATTCAAGTTTAGCGATTAGTTCTTCAATCATCTTCTGACTCATCTACGCTAGATGAAAGATTACCAGCAACAGCAGAACTGAATTGATATGCGTTGCGCACCCAATCCTTGAATGCTTCATCAGCAAGAATGCTATCCCAGAATTCTGCGCATTCAGTATCAGCCATACGCCACTTCTTGCCTTCAACTTCGCCAGTTGAAGTATTCACCTTTGCATACCAACCTACATTGGGCTTCGTAACATGACCAGACTCAAGTGCCATATCCAAAAGACCACTGTACTTGCTAATGCCACCATCGAAACGAACAGTGACAGGGATACGCGCCTTTTCGCGAACATATCGAGATTTCTCCACGTTGATGATGAAGTTGTATCCAATCAAATCAGTGCCTTCTTTTTCCTGCTGACGACCAAGGATGTAAATGTTATCTGCAGAGTAATAAGAGCCTGTTCCGCCACCGACAATATCCTTGGGATACAAACCTATTTCTTTATAGGTGTGATTTACTACAACCATAGGAATGTCCTTCAGTGTAAGGTGTGGTGTCACCATACGGAACAGGGATTTGATTTGCTTTGCGCGACTCATATCAGCAACAGACTTACCATCCATTGCATCTTCAACTTCTTTCTTTGAAGCCAGATTACCAATCGAATCAATGACGATCATTACACGCTCGCCACGCTCGATGTTACTCAACTGTTGCATGATATCAAACTTCAATTGCTCAACGTCCGTGATTGGAGTATGAACAACGCGATCGGTGTCAATGCCGAAAGATGTGAAGTAGTTTTGTGGAGTACCAAACTCTGAATCGTAGAACAGAACGACGGCATCTTGATACTTGTCTTGGTATGCCTTTGCCATCAAGAGACTGAATGCAGTCTTGAAGTGCTTCGACGGACCAGCCCACATTGTTAGACCTGGAGTGAAACCACCGTCCAGATCACCAGAGAAAGCAACATTCACTACAGGAATGCTCGTCTGAATCATATCCTTTGCAGCAAAGAACTTGGACTTTGCAAGGATTGCAGTGTCCTTGATGGTACTATTTTTCTTCAGTTTTTCGAGTAGACTCATTTTCATTCACCTTATCTGTGTGTTGAATACCAAAATCATCACGCATCATAAAATTATAGATGCTGTCCTTTATACCTCTATTGTACTTTATTCCAGCCTTTTTGTCAACCTTTTTCTTTTTGTCAAGAATTGGTTCTTTTGGTTTATTTGTATACGAGATATTTGCTGCAATGAGTAACAGAACTGCGAGCGGATCGAATACAAGAACAATGAGTATTATCACAAATCTTACAGCACTATCGAAATAATTTACTGCTTCCTCTTTACCATAAATCAATTCAGCAATATACTTCAGTGGACCAACCTTTGCTTCAGATTCTATATTAGAGCGGCGGAGGGGGACGAGTTGATCAGTGAGTTCGTCAATCTTAGCATCTGAAGATTCAATTGCAGTATTCAATGCAGTTCTTTCTGCTTTCTGTTGAGTACGGACCCTGGCGCCATCTAGGAAAGACTTCTCAACAACTG